GCCCGGTGAAGTCCATTGGTCACGGTATCACCTGTACCGCAGACTTGGAAAACGAGGAGGAAGTATTCAAGGTGATGCTGGAACTGGCCCAGGATGTAGGTCACCGACTCCGGGTGCATGAGTTATCAGCCCAAGGGGTGCAAGTTTCCGTTCGTGGGAACGACCTGCTGGGTGCCCAGTTTCAATGCAAGCTACCGTTTAAGACACAGCTTCCTTCCGAAATCGCCAGTGCCGGTTTCAACATTTTCAAGGAGCGATACCGATGGGGTACGAATGTCCGAGCCGTATGCATCCGGGCTATAAACCTGGTTCCCAAATCCGATACAGAGCAGCTGAGTATGTTTGTAGATACAGCGCGCCGGGATCGGAGAGCCAGACTGGAGGATGCCGTGGAGGAACTGCGTGGCCGATACGGAAAAAAGGCCATAACCTATGCCACATTGTTGGGTGACTTGAAAATGCCGGATGACGGTCGGCACAGCGTGAAGATGCCCGGTCTTATGTATCAGTGATCTGGAATCTGCAAATTGCCACCAATGATACCACCGCTTTTCAAGGAGGGAATTTGACTATGCTGATTCGACAGCCCATAAGGAATAATACTGCACATGGCAACAAGAAACCCCGTGTCTTTGATGCGCTCATCGACCCGGCAGATGGAGAAATCTATCTGGAATTGAAAGTTGCCAAAGAAAAAGAAATTGTACGCCTCTGTGATGTGCTAGCTCAGATAGAGCAGGCAAAGCGACAGGCACATCAGCCGTAATACACCCAGGAGCTACGGCTCCGTGATAAAAGAACAGCGTTCATCGTCGAGCCCTGGCCCCGCTCAAATCGAGGGCCTAACTGCCGAAATGAAGCAATGACCTTACTATAGGTCTGCTTTGTTTTGGCAGTTTTTTTGTTTTTCTGAGCAAAAATTTTCTTCAAATTATTTTTTCAAAGGTGCAATTACCTTGCACCTTTGGATTCTATCATACAGCCAGCAAAGGAAAGGAGGTGCGGAATATGCGTAGTGCCAATGAGCGCAGACAGTTGATCATGGAAGCATTAAGTGATCGCCGGTTTGCTACCGTTGATAACCTGGCTACCGAATTCGGAGTCAGTAAACGGACAATCAAATACGACATTGAGATACTGGGCTGTTCCGTACCGATTTACACCGTGCAGGGCAACGGTGGCGGCATCCGTGTCGCGGACGGATGGTATGTAGGCCGTCGTTACCTGCACCGGGATCAGGAAGAACTGCTTCGTAGTCTGATGGACGGACTGCAGCCGGAACAGCAGAAAACCATGCAGAGCATCCTGACTGCCTTTGCAATGCCTAAGAAACAGGAGGTTATGTAAGTGAATCCCATTTTTTATTCTCACAGATCCGGAGGTGTGCCCCATGAAGCTGTATGAGGTAAATCAGCTGATTGCCAGCATTTTCGACCAGTTGGTCAACCCGGACACCGGCGAAGTTATCCCGGACGAGGCGCTGCTTGCCCAGTTGGATTCTCTCCAGATGGAGCGCAGTCGCATTCTGGAGTACCTGGCAAAGTTGGTACTGAACACCAAATCTGAGGTTGCTGCCCTCAAGGAGGAGGAGCAGCGGCTCCGGGATCGTCGTGGCGGCTTTGAGCGGAAAATTGACCGTCTCATGGCTATCCTCGACCGGGAGTGTTCCGGAGAAAAAACTGACTGCGGTGTGGCAACGGTCTACTACCGCAAAACCACAAAGGTGGATGTGGCGGACGGTCCTGCGGCGATTCTTTGGCTGAAAGAAAACGGCTATGACGGCTGTTACAAGCAGCCTGCACCGGAAGTCAGCAAGAACGAGGTCAAGAAACTGCTGTCCGCCGGCAAGGAAATCCCCGGACTCAGTCTGGTACAGGATCTGTCCTGTTCCCTGCGTTAAGGAGGTATCCCCATGCTGAAGATCACAAATGGTAAAATCCACCGTGCCCAGAAAGTGGTGCTGTATGGTTCCGAAGGTATTGGCAAAAGCACACTGGCGGCACAGTTCCCTAATCCGCTGTTCATCGATACGGAAGGCGGCACGTCCCATATGGATGTCCGCCGGATCGAGCGTCCTAGCAACTGGACGCAGCTGATTTCCATCCTGAAGGAAATCGCTATCACTCCCGGGATTTGCGGTTCCCTGGTCATCGACACAGCAGACTGGGCGGAGCAGTTGGCTGTCAGTCACATCTGCTCCAAGTTCAAAAAGAGCGGCATCGAGGACTTTGGATATGGCAAGGGCTATACCTATCTGGCAGAAGAATTTACGGATTTCTTCACCGCTCTGGATGCTATCATTGCCGCCGGAATCCATGTTGTTATCACTGCCCATGCCAAGATGCGGAAATTTGAGCAGCCGGATGAGATGGGTGCCTATGACCGCTGGGAAATGAAACTGTCCAAGCAGGTGGCCCCTCTGTTTAAGGAATGGTGCGATATGCTGCTGTTCCTCAATTACCAGACCTATGTGGTTACCACCGAAAGTAAGGTCAGCAAGGCCCAGGGCGGCAAACGGGTCATCCATACAAGTCATCATCCCTGTTGGGATGCTAAGAATCGTCATGGCCTGGCTCCTACTTTGGATCTGGACTATATCAACATTGCCCATCTGTTCAGCACACCTATGGTGGTAGCTACTCCGACTCCGGCCGCAGAACTGGCACCCACACAGTCTCCCGTACGCCCTCCTCTGGAGGTTCTGAAGGACATGATGATGGAGGCGCAGATCTCTGCCATTGAAATCCAGGAGATTGTAGGCAGCAAGGGGCATTTCCCTACAGGAATGCCCATGGAGGAATATCCCGAGGCATTTATCACCGGTTGGATCATTCCCCATTTCCAGAAAATCGTAGAAACCATTGAAGCCAACCCGGATCGGCTTCCGTTCTAAAAACAAGGAGGTAACTATATGAGCAACTATAACAACAACCTGGTCATGGACTGGGATGATGCCATCGTCGATGACGGCATGGAATATGTCGTTCTGGAAGAAGGCGACTACAACTTCGTTGTCCGTGATTTTGAACGTGGACATTTCCCCGGCAGCGCCAAGCTGCCCGCCTGTAACAAGGCAACCCTGACCTTGGAGGTTGATACCCGTGAGGGTACTGCTACAGTCAAGCACGATATCATCCTCTGCCGCACCCTGGAGTTCCGTATTTCCGAGTTCTTCCGTGCCATCGGTCAGAAGAAGCATGGTGAGCGCCTGGTCATGAACTGGAACAAGGTGGTCGGCTCTAAGGGCCGCGCCCGTTTCAAGCCTCGTCCCTATACCAATAAGGATGGCGAGCAGAAAATGGCCAACAATGTGGACAAGTTCTACGACTATGACCCTGCTTTCTTCCCCAAGGAACAGACTCCTGCATGGGTGGCAGAGGCTGAAAAGGCCCAGCCTCAGACCTGGGAGCAGAGCGGCTTCTGATGATGGACCTGAGACCGTATCAGACCCAGGCGAGAGATGCGGTCATTGCCGAGTGGGACAAAGGGCACCGGAAGACCCTTCTGGTGCTACCCACCGGCACCGGTAAGACCGTTGTGTTTTCTTCCATCGTGGGCCACCGTGTGGCCCGTGGTGGCAAGGCACTGATTCTCGCCCATCGTGGAGAGCTGCTGACACAGGCGGCAAACAAACTTCTGGCAGTTACCGGATTGCCCTGCGGACTGGAAAAGGCAGAAAGTACCAGTCTTAACAGCAACCACAAGATCACAGTCGGTTCTGTTCAGACCATGGCCCAGCCCCTCCGTCTTGAGAAATTCCCCAATGATTATTTTACCGACATCGTGGTGGATGAGGCCCACCATTGCCTGTCGGATACTTATCAGCGTGTGCTGGCACATTTCCCCAATGCAAATATCCTGGGTGTCACTGCCACACCGGATCGTGGCGATATGAAAAACCTGGGCCAGTATTTTGACAGCAAGGCCTATGAATACAGCATGAGCCAGGCCATCCGAGACAAGTATCTGTGTCCTGTAAAGGCGCAGATGATTCCTCTGGAACTGGACATCTCCGGAGTAAAAGTAAGCAACGGCGACTTCAGTTCCGGTGAAATTGGTTCTGCCCTGGAACCTTATTTATACCAAATCGCACAGGAAATGCGGCACTACTGCCAAGGCCGGAAAACGGTAGTGTTCCTGCCCCTGGTTCATACTTCACAGAAGTTTCGGGATATTATGGAATCTGTAGGATTCCGAGCAGCGGAGGTTAATGGCAACAGTCCGGACCGGAATCAAATTTTGTCGGATTTTGAAGCCGGAAAATATGATGTTCTCTGTAATTCCATGCTGCTGACAGAAGGCTGGGACTGCCCATCGGTGGACTGCGTAGTGGTGCTTCGGCCTACCAAAGTTCGTAGTCTCTATCAGCAGATGGTTGGCAGAGGGATGCGCTTACATTCCGGAAAAGACCACCTACTACTGTTGGATTTCCTCTGGCTGTCCCAACGGCATGATTTGTGCCGACCTTCTGCTCTGATTTCCAAAGACGCGGTCATCGCTCAGATGATCGATCAGCAGATGAGCGATGAACCGGACGGTATTGATTTGTTGGAAGCCGAGGAACAGGCCGAAAAAGATGTCTTGGCAGAACGTGAAGAAGCACTTGCCCGTGAACTGGCAGAAATGCGGCAGCGGAAGCGAAAACTGGTAGATCCCCTGCAGTATGCGGTTTCCATTGCAGCAGAGGACCTTGTGGGATATGTTCCCACCTTTGCCTGGGAGATGGCACCGCCGTCCGAAAAGCAGCTTGCTTTCCTGGAAAAACGGGGCATCTTCGCAGAGTCCATAGAGAACATGGGCAAAGCCACTCTGCTGATTGACCGGCTTATGCAGCGGCAGGCCATGGGATTGGCAACACCGAAGCAGATCCGCTGCCTGGAACGATACGGATTCCGACAGGTCGGCACATGGCAGTTCGATGATGCCAGAAAAATGATTTCCCGGCTGTCCATGAATAACTGGCGGATACCCATGGGCATTACGCCATCTAAATATCAACCATAATCGGAGGTTAAATTATGAGCAACATTTTATCTGCTCTGAAGCAGATTGACCCTGGTGCGGTATCGTACCAAGAATGGATCAATGTAGGTATGGCACTGAAAGCGGAAGGCTACGGCTGGGAGGTCTGGGATGACTGGAGCCGGGCAGACAGCCGCTACCATGCCGGTGAATGTGAGCGGAAATGGAGTACCTTCCGCGGTAGCACCTCTCCTGTTACCGGGGCAACTATCGTGCAGATGGCAAAGGACTACGGTTGGACACCTTCCGGTCCTGCATCTGCCATGGACTGGAATGATGTAATAGTGGATGACGGCGATAACTTCACACAGTATGCTGCCCCGGAGAATTGGAATCCTGCAGAGGAACTGATTACCTATCTTGAAACCCTGTTCGACAAGGACGATGTTGTCGGTTATGTGACCAACGATGTCTGGCAGGATTCGGAAGGCAGATGGGTTCCTGCCAAGGGTGTATTTACCCAGACTGCCGGTGAACTGATTGCATCTATCCGGAAGCATCCGGATGACCTAGGTGCAACCATCGGCGACTGGAAAAAGGATGTGGGTGCCTGGATCAGATTCAATCCCCTGGACGGTGAAGGCGTCCGAAACGACAACGTAACCCAGTTCAAATATGCCCTGGTGGAATCTGACAGTATGTCAGTTGCAGACCAGGATGCCATGTACCGCAAACTGGAACTTCCCATTGCCTGCCTGGTGCACTCCGGCGGCAAGAGCCTCCATGCCATCGTCAAGGTAGATGCTCCGGATTATGCGGAATACCGCAAGCGGGTGGAATTCCTCTATGATTTCCTGCAGAAGAACGGTGTCAATGTTGACAAGCAGAACCGCAACCCTTCCCGGCTATCCAGAATGCCCGGTGTAACCAGAAACGGCAATCGTCAGTACCTGGTGGCTACTAATATCGGCAGAAAGAGCTGGGTGGACTGGCTGGACTTTGCCGAGGGTGTTACCGACGAGTTGCCGGATATGGTTTCTCTGGACAGCTATAAGGACAACCTTCCTACGCTGCCGGATGAACTGATTAAAGGCATTCTCCGTTGCGGTCACAAAATGCTGATTTCCGGTCCCTCCAAGGCAGGTAAAAGTTTTGCTCTTATGGAACTGAGCATCGCCATTGCGGAGGGCAAGCCCTGGCTGGGATTCCCCTGCAAAAAGGGCCGTGTGCTGTATGTGAATTTGGAAATCGACCCTGCCTCCTGCATTATGCGTTTCATGAAAATTTATGATGCACTCCGTCTTCCTAGGAAAAATATGGACAACATCGTGATCTGGAATCTCCGTGGTCATGCGGTTCCTCTGGACAAATTGGTTCCGAAGCTGATTCGCAGAGTCCGGGATCAGCATTTCGATGCCATCATCGTGGACCCCATCTATAAGGTGATTACCGGCGATGAGAATAACGCATCGGATATGGCCATGTTCTGTAATCAGTTCGATAAGATCTGCACCGAGACCGGCTGCGCCACCATCTACTGCCATCACCATTCCAAAGGCACCCAGGGTAACAAGAAGGCCATGGATCGTGCCAGCGGTAGCGGTGTATTCGCCCGTGACCCGGATGCTCAGTTGGACATGACACCCCTGATTCTGTCGGAGGCCCAAATGAATCTGCTACGGGATGGCAATGCAACAGCATGGCGTCTGGAATCCAACCTCCGGGAATTTGAAAATATCTGCCCCATCAACTTCTGGTTCGACTATCCCGTTCATCGTCTGGACACCAGCGGTGAATTGGAGCAGGCTTTTACGGAGGGCAGCTTTGAAGCGGTACGGGCCAAGAACAAAAAGAACACCACTGCGGAGGAACGCAGAGAATCTATTGAGACTGCATTCCAGGCCTGTTCCATCGAACAGCCGGTTACGGTGGCTGCTATGGCAACCTATCTGAATAAATCTGAACGCTGCATTCGGGATCGGCTGAAAGAAATGAAAGATGCTTTCTGGTGTCACCAAGGCATTGTTGGACGGGTCGAAAGCACAGAAACAACGGAAAACTGATATTCCCAGTTTTCTCAACACGGAACGGAAAACCCCATTATATATAGATAACTATCGTTCTCTATCGTTCACGCGTGTGGGAAAGGCTGATAGCCTAGCCTTTCCCCACTGCGAAACGATAACCAAACAGGTTTTCCCAACTGGAGGTACAATATGAATTTCTTTATCGCAATGACACCACCAACCGCCACCGCACAGGAACGGAAGGTACGGATTTATAAAAATAAGCCTATTTTTTATGATCCTCCTGCGGTGAAGGAGGCAAAGGCAAAACTGTCAGCATATCTGTCCATCAACAGACCGGTGCAGCCTTACGAAGGCCCAGTATCCTTAAGGACGCTGTGGCTGTTCCCCAGAGGCAGGACCCATCGCAACGGAGACTGGCGCTGCACTCGCCCAGATACAGACAACCTGCAGAAAATGCTGAAGGACTGCATGACCAAGACCGGCTACTGGAAAGACGACGCCCAGGTTGCCCGGGAGATCATTGAAAAGCGGTGGTCGGATGAGCCCTGCGGCATTTACATCGAAATTGAGAAATTGGAGGAAAATTAAAATGGGATACGGATATTACAGAAATCACGAGGGTTATTATGACCCCACCGCCGGTGCCGTCTTTGCCAAGCTGGATCAGGAGGCTCGGAAGAAGCGTCACAACCGTCGGCGGGCACAGCGGAAGCGGAATGCACAGATGCGGAAGCTGACTGCAAACCGGAATCAGTATTCAACACTTATCGACAAATCCCGACAGGAGGTGCCCAATGACGGCTAAAGAATACTTAGGGCAGGCATACCGCCTGGATCAGCGGATCAACAGCAAACTGGAGCAGGTTCTTTCCTTACGTGACCTTACCAAGAAGGCCACCGCCACCATGAGCGGTATGCCCGGTAGTTCCAGTCCCAATGTCCATAAGATGCAGGATATTATCGTGAAAATTGTGGATCTGGAAAATGAAATCAATGCAGATATTGATCAGCTGGTGGATCTCAAACGAGAGATGGTCGGCATCATCAAGGCTGTGGAGAATCCTGAACACCAGACCCTTCTGGAACTGCGGTATCTGTGTTTCAAAACATGGGAACAAATTGCTGTAATGATGAGCTATAGTATTGAGTATACTTTCCGTTTGCACAAAAAGGCGCTTGAATTTGTGAAAATACCCGAAAGTGTACAGTAAAGTTCATAGAATGTCATATTGGTCTTATGATATTATTATAATCGCCAAGAACATCAGGAGAGCCTCGTGGGAGAAATTCCACGGGGCTTTTCTTATGCCCGAAAGGAGTGGTTTCATGGGCTACCGGAAGGTCGGCTACATGGAGCAGCTCTGGTACATCTTTAAGTACATGGTTGGGCGGCTGCTCCACAGGAGGTGAATCAAATGCCCAAACGACCCAAGCGTCCTTGCTCTTATCCCGCCTGTCCCAAACTGACAGACGGACAGTATTGCGAGGACCATGTTGCTGTTGCACGGCGGCAGTACAACAAGTACGAACGCGCCCCGGATATTAACAAGAAATATGGTCGGGCATGGAAACGCATCCGGGATCGTCACGCTGCCCAGCACCCTCTTTGTGAACGATGCCTGGAAGAAGGGCGACTGGTTCCAATGGAAGAAGTCCACCACAAGGTTCCTGTTTCCAAGGGCGGCACTCATGCCCGGGACAACCTCATGTCCCTTTGCCGATCCTGTCACAACAAGATCCATCACGAAATTGGTGACCGCTGATGAACATGAAAGCCATACCTCAATACCCAGGTTATTTTGCCGACGCAGATGGCGAAATCTATACCAATCGTCAGGGTTATCTTCGTAAACTCCCCAAGCGGTTACACAAGGGTTATTATCGTGTCAATGTGCGGGATGGCAACACTCCGGTGAGACCTCATGTTGAGCCAGTGCATAAACTTGTCCTCAATGCTTATGTCGGCACTCGTCCACACGGATATGTATGCAGGCATCTAAATGGAAATCCGCTGGATAACTGTGTCTCCAATATCTGTTGGGGTACACCAAAAGAAAATGCTCAGGATTCCCTGCGGCATGGTACTGCTGTTTGCTTACGCATTGGCGAGGCATCAATTGCATCCAAGCTTAAGGAAAAGGACATTTACAAAATCAAAGAAATGTATGAAGCCGGACACACGCAAAAAGAAATTGCGGGTGTCTTTTTTATTTCCCAACGCCATGTCAGTGACATTGTTCGGGGCAAAGCCTGGTCACACCTAACGGCCAGGGGCGGGTCAAATCTTCGGGACTAAAAACTGGGGGCAGCGGCCCGGGGCTTCGTGTGAAAAATCGCAAAAGTTTTAAGGGGAATAGGCCCCTGGCAAAGGAGGTATCGAACCATGGGCCAAAGAGGACCCAAACCCGGCTCCGGTGGCAGACCGAAGAAAGCCATCGCAGACAAGATTACAGACGGCAATCCCGGCAAGCGTCCGCTGACTGTCATTGATTTCAAAGACAGCGCGGCTGACCTGGAAGGTCAGGATATGCCGCAACCCAAGGAGTTCCTTTCTGCCAGACAGAAAGACGGCTCCACGCTCTGTGCGGCAGAGATTTATGAAAATGTGTGGAAATGGCTGCGTGATCGTGGATGTGCCGCCATCGTCTCTCCGGATCTGATCGAGCGTTATGCTCTGGCCAGTGCTAGATGGATTCAGTGCGAGTCCATTACCAGTGAGGTGGGCTTCCTGGCAAAGCATCCCACCACGGGTGCTGCTATCCAGTCTCCCTATGTTTCCATCGCCAATCAGTACATGACTCAGGCCAACCGTCTGTGGTCAGAGATTTTCCAGATCGTCCGGGAGAACTGTACCGGCGATTACACCGGGGCAAACCCCGAGGATGATGTCATGGAGCGACTGCTCCGTGCAAGGAAAGGATGATTTCATGTTTGAAAAAGTAAATCCGGCGCATCCCGATAAGATTGCCGACCGTATTGCCGGTGCTATCGTGGACATCGCCTACGAAACCCAAATCGATCCCAAAATTGCAGTAGAGGTGCTGATTGGCCATGGTGTCTGCCATGCCATCATCGAAACCTCGGCTGTTTTGAACCTGCGGAAAATCAAGGATGCCATTCACCGCATTGCCGGCAATGTCCGCCCCAATGTGGTTATCGTTCCCCAGGACGAGCATCTTTCCAGAAATCAGGAGGAAACAATCCGTTGCGGCGATAATGGAATCTTCAAGGGTGTACCCATGACAAGGGAGCAGCATATGCTTTGCAGCTTCGCCTACGATATTTACAGCCGCTATCCCTATGACGGCAAGTATATTCTGGATGGCAACAAGCTGATCATCTGTCAGAGCAATGCTGAGGCAGACGATATTCGTATCACCTATCCCTTCGCAAAAATCAATCCCCTGGGTGACTGGACCGGTGGCACCGATGTAGACACCGGCGCTACCAACCGTAAGCTGGGCAGCGACATGGGTGACTCCGTTACTGGCGGCGGTCTCCACGGCAAGGACCTCAGCAAGGCAGATGTCAGTGTCAATATCTATGCATTCCTCAAGGCCCAGGAAACTGGAAAGCCTGTGGAACTGTGCTGCGCCATTGGTGATGAATTCATCGACGGCATTCCCTATGAGGAAATCGTAGAAACAGCAAGAGGTTTCATCCACTCTATCGGTGGTTTTGAGAAGTTTGCTGAGTGGGGTCTGATATGGTGATCGAAAAGAAAAATACAGCAGACCTTCTGCCTGCTGACTACAATCCCCGTAAGGATCTGAAACCCGGTGATCTGGAATACGAAAAGCTGAAGCGTTCCATTGAACAGTTTGGCTATGTGGAGCCGGTTATCTGGAACAAGGCCACCGGCCGGGTTGTTGGTGGTCATCAGAGACTCAAGGTTCTTATGGATCTGGGGCATTCACAGGTGGACTGCGTTGTAGTGGATCTGCCCGAAGAAAAGGAAAAAGCATTGAATGTAGCGCTGAATAAGATCAGCGGTGACTGGGATAAGGACAAGCTGTCCCTGCTGATTGCTGACCTGCAGGGCACTGATTTTGATGTTTCCCTCACCGGCTTTGATCCTGCGGAGATCGATGACCTTTTCAAAGATTCTGTCAAAGACGGAATCAAGGAAGATGACTTTAATGTGGATGAGGAGCTGGAAAAGCCTACCATCACAAAATTCGGTGATATCTGGACACTGGGTCGGCACCGACTTGTCTGCGGTGACAGCACCAAAGCTGAAACCTATGAGCAGCTACTCGATGGAAAGAAGGTCAACCTGGTCATTACCGACCCTCCCTACAATGTCAACTACGAAGGATCCGCTGGCAAAATCAAAAATGACAACATGGGAAACAAAGCATTTTACCAGTTCCTGCTGGATGCCTATACCCAGATGCATTCTGCCATGGCTGATGATGCGTCCATCTATATATTCCATGCCGATACCGAGGGACTAAATTTCCGCAGGGCATTTGCCGATGCGGGATTTTATCTATCCGGCTGTTGCATTTGGAAGAAGCAGTCCCTGGTTCTGGGACGCTCTCCTTATCAGTGGCAGCATGAGCCTTGTCTGTATGGCTGGAAGAAAGGCGGTAAGCATCAGTGGTACACAGGCCGGAAGGAAACCACCATCTGGGAGTTCGACAAGCCCAAGAAGAACGGTGATCATCCTACCATGAAGCCCATTCCGCTGCTGGCTTATCCCATCATGAATTCTTCCATGACCAACTGTCTTGTACTGGACCCCTTCGGTGGCTCCGGCAGTACCCTCATTGCCTGTGAGCAGACCGACCGTATTTGCTATACCATCGAACTGGACGAAAAGTTCTGCGATGTTATTGTGAGGCGGTATATCGAGCAGGTGGGCAGTGACATTGGTGTGACTGTGCAGCGTGATGGACTGACCTACAAATTTGCAGAGGTATGCAATGAGAGTGGCGGTCATTGATGCCGACCTCATCGGCCGCAAACGGCATCGCTTTCCCAATCTGGCCTGTATGAAAATATCTGCTTACCATAAGGCACTCGGTGATACTGTGGAACTGAGAACGGATTTTAATAGTATTGCTGATTATGATTCCGTTTATATTTCCAAAGTGTTCACTGATACACCTGTCCCGGATGCTGTCTTACAACAGGAAAATGTCAGCTATGGAGGCACGGGCTTTTATTACGATAAGGCTCCGCGCCTTTCTGCCGCCATTGAACATCAAATGCCGGACTATCATCTTTACGATGCATGGGTAGGGACTCAGCTTGCTAATGGTGGTAAACCCAGGGAGTACACCTATTACACAGATTATTCCATTGGTTTTCTGACCCGTGGTTGCTTTCGCAAATGCGACTTCTGCGTCAATAAGAACTATGACGGGGTATCTGTCCACAGTCCGCTGAACGAGTTTTACGATCCGGCTCGACCGAAGATTTGCCTGTTGGATGATAACTTCTTTGGTTGCTCTGAATGGAAAGGTCTGTTGGAAACCCTGCGGCAAACAAACCACCCGTTTCAATTCAAACAGGGTCTTGATGAAAGACTGCTGACCGATGAAAAATGTGCGGCTCTCTTTTCCTGTAAATATGATGGCGATTACATTTTCGCTTTCGATAATGTAGCCGATGCAGAACTTATAGAAAAGAAAATCCATCTGGCACGGAAGTACACCAATGCCGTAATGAAGTTTTATTGTTTCTGCGGTTTCGACCGGAATGGTCGGTGGGATGATGCTTTCTGGCAGCAGGATATTTTTGATCTGCTGTTCCGAATTAAAATCCTGATGCAAAACCACTGCCTTCCCTATGTGATGCGGTACTGTGAGTATCGGAACAGTCCCTGGAAGGGTATGTATATCAGCATTGCCCGGTGGTGTAACCAACCCGGTTTCTTCAAAAAGAAAAGTCTTCGGGAATTTGCGGAAGCCAACGGCAGGGACAGTGCCTGTTATCGATATCTGCAGGAATTTGAAGAGAAATTTCCCGAGATATCTCCATACTACGATATGAGGTTTGAAAATGGATCAAACAAAACTAACCCTCGGAAGCCTTTTTGATGGTTCCGGGGGATTTCCTTTGGCAGGCTTGTTGTCGGATATCACCCCTGTCTGGGCATCTGAAATTGAGCCTTTTCCCATCCGGGTCACCACGAAGCGGCTACCCTTTATGAAGCATTACGGTGACATCTCTGCCATGGATGGCGGCAAGATAGAACCTGTGGATATTATTACCTTCGGATCGCCCTGCACGGATTTATCGATTGCGGGACTGAGAGCTGGTCTGGAAGGTAAGCATTCCAATCTGTTTTTTGAAGCCATCCGAATTGTAAAAGAAATGAGGTGTGCAACCAATGGAAAATATCCCCGCTGGATCTGTTGGGAAAATGTCCCCGGCGCTTTCTCATCCAATGCCGGACGCGACTTTCAGGCAGTCCTCAATGCGGTCATCGGCATCGTCCAGGATGCTCCCTCGGTGCCTATGCCTGAGAAAAACAAATGGCCCCAGTCCGATGTTTACATGGGAGACGGATGGAGCGTTGC